ACAGAAGTTGCAGAACGAATGGCTGATTTATCAAGAAGAATAGGTTCTGCTTTTGGAAGATTGCAAGCTGAAATGGTTCAACCAGTTTTACAAAGAATTATATACATACTTAAAAAACAAGGACGTATAGAAATACCAACAGTAAATGGAAGAGAAGTTAAGATTCGTTCTGTTTCTCCATTAGCACAAGCACAAAATCAAGCTGATATTACAGCAATAGCAAGATGGCTTGAATTAATTAATGGAGCATTTGGACCACAACTTATAAATATTTTAATTGATACTGAAGCTGTTGCTGCACAATTAGCTCGAAAATTTGGTGTGCCTGATACAATGGTAAGAGATGAAGAAGATAGAAAACAACTTATTGATGCAATGAATCAACAAATGCAAATGCAAGCACAAGCACAAGGAATGCAAGCTCCACAAGCTGCACCAGAAGCATTAGAACAATGACAAAACATTATATTTCTCTTGATGGCTTTTCTAGAAATAAAGAAGATGATGAAAAAATATCAAAAGATATTAATGCATTATTTTCAACACCAAATGGAAAACAAGTTTTACAATATTTTAAATCAATAACTATTGAAACAGTGAATGGACCAAATGTAACTGATAATGAATTAAGACACTTAGAAGGACAAAGATATTTTGTTGGTCTAATAAGTCGAAGAATAAATCACGCAAATAAAATGAGGATAAAATGAGTGAAGAAAAAACAGTAGATGACGTTGTAAAAGAAGATGTTTCACGTGAAACAACTTTACTTGAAACACAGCCAGAAGTAAAAAATGAAGAAGAAAAAGTTGTTGATAGTTCAAGACCTAAATGGTTGCAAGAAAAATTTAAAAAACCAGAAGATTTAGCAAAAGCATATGATGAGTTATCTTCAAAAATTTCTGCAAAAGAACAAGATTATAGAAAAAGATTTGAAGATGAGCTTCAACAAAAAATAAATGAAAATAGACCCCCAAAACCAGGTGAATATAAAATAAATGAAAGTTCACAAAAATTATTAGATATGGGAGCTGTACCTGATAATAAATTTATTAATTGGTGGGCAGATCATGCATATAAACAAGGTATGAATCACGATCAATTTAATGAAGGAATTAATATGTACATTGAACAAATATCAGAAATAATTCCAACTGTTGAAGGTGAAAAGAAAAAACTTGGTGAAAATGCAGATGCAAGAATTGAATCTGTTTCTTTATTTGCAAATAAATATTTTGATAAAGATATTATGCCAATTGTTCAATCATTAGCATCAACTGCTGATGGTATTAAAATGTTAGAATACATTCAAGAAAAAAATAATGATATGCAAATTAGTTCAAATGATAGTGTAACAAGTAATATAAATGAAGATGAATTGAAAAAAATGATGCTCTCTCCAGAATATTGGGATGTAAGAAAAAGAGATCCAGAAGTTGTAAAAGCAGTTGAAGATGGTTATAAAAGATTATACAAATAGAAAAATATTTTATGATAAAAATAATTTAAAACTAACATCATCATTTATAGAAGATGCAAAATATGTTGCAGATAATATGCGTAAAGATGATATACATGAATGTAATATATTTAATGTTTCTCCTTATGATGCTCTTATAAAACCAATAATACATAATAATAATGAAACTTATTCTATATCTATTCATAATAAAATTGTTTGTATTTGCGGTACTTCACCTATATCTGATACTAAAATGGGAAGTATATGGGGTTTAGGAACATCAGATATTGATAAATATTTTATATCATGGACAAAAAGTTCAAATGATTTTTTAGATATTATGCAAAAAAATTACTCACAAGTAACAAATGTTATTCCTATTTCAAATAAAAAATATATTAAATGGTTAAAAAAATGTGGTTTTATTTTTGATAAAAAGACATTTTTTAGAAAAAAAGAAGAAATGGTTCAATTTTTTCGTTGCAATTCTTTGCATAATGTTATTTATAATGAAGAATCAGAGCCTGTAACGCATTGAGTGACCTTCGGATAATCACATAGATATGTTAAACAGATAACTCAGAAAAGTAAACATAACTTAATATAGGAGTTTTGCTCATGGCAAACACAATTGATACAGCCTTTATTAAGCAGTTCGAATCTGAAGTGCATCTTGCTTATCAGAGAATGGGTTCTAAATTAAGAAATACTGTTCGTACTGTTGGTAATGTTGCAGGAAGTGTTGTTCGCTTTCAAAAAATAGGTTCTGGTACTGCTTCAACAAAGTCAAGAAATGGTATGATTACTCCAATGGAATTAACTCATACTACAGTAGAAGCAACAATGTCTGATTTTTATGCAGCTGAGTACATTGATAAATTAGATGAACTCAAGACAAATATAGATGAAAGACAAAATGTTGCTAAATCTGCTGCTTTTGCTCTTGGAAGAAAAACTGATGAAATACTTGTAACAGCAATGGACGCAGGTGCTAATTCAACACAATTACATGATACTGGTTCAGCAGTAGAAAAAGCTGATTTATTATCTGCTTTTGAAACAATGGGAACTGCTAATGTTCCTGAAGATGGACAGCGATATATTGCTATGCACCATAAAGCTTATTCAGATTTATTTTTAATAACTGAATTTGCATCAAGTGATTTTGTTGGAGAACAAGACCTTCCTTTTGCTGGAGGAATGACTATGAAAGAGTTTCTTGGTTTTAAGATATTCTCAACAAATGCAGTAGCTGCTGGTAAAAGTTTAGTCTATCATACTTCTGCTATTGGTCTTGGTATAGGTGCTGATGTTTCTACAGAACTTAATTATGTTCCAGAAAAAGTATCACATCTTGCAACTTCAATGATGTCTATGGGTGCTGTTGTTATTGATGATAATGGCATTTATGAACTTCTTGATAATAATACATAGGAGGTTAAAATATGGCTTATAGTTCAGCAGGTTTAACAAGACTTGCAGGGTCATCAGGTGGTAATTTGTGGTGGTATTCAACAACAGATACTATTGCAACTGTAAATAGTGCAAATTATTTTAATGATGCTGCAAATATGTTAGCTGTTAGAGATGTTATTATTGTTTCAGATACTAACACTCCAACAACAAATTTCGTAAGTGTATTAACAAATACTGGAACAGCTGTTGATGTATCTGATGGTACAGCAATTGCTGAAACAGATGGCGATTAAAAAAGGGTAAGGGGGAATCTTTTCCCCCTTTCAATATATGGTAACAAGCACTCCGTCAAACACAGCAGTAGATATATCAAGTCGTGCCTTAATTCTTATTGGTGCTGAACCAATTACATCTTTTAGTGATGGCACAACAGAATCATTAGTTACTTCAAATCTTTATGAAGATATATTACGAACTTCTTTAGTTAATGCAAGATGGCGATTTGCAACAAATCAAGCTGTTTTAAATTTATTATCAGAAGCACCAACAGGTCGATATGATAAAGCTTATCAATTACCAAGTGATAATTTAATGGTACATTCAGTAACAGTAAATGATAACTTAATTGACTATCAATTATATGGTAATAAAGTTTTTGCCGATACAACTGATACAGATGAAGTTATTGTTGATTATACTTTTCGTGCTGATGAATCAACATTTCCTGCATATTTTACATTAGCTGTAACTTATTCTTTAGCTGTTCCATTAGCTCTTTCTGTTGCAAGAGATGCATCATTAGCAAATGCAATATCAACACAAGCAACACAATTAATGGCAAAAGCAAGAAGTATAGATGCACAACAACAAACAACAAGAAAACTTGTTACGTCAAGATTTATAACGAATAGGAGAAGTTAATGCGAAAAGTTCGTATTCCTATTCAAAACTTTCAATTTGGTGAAGTAAATCCATCAATACTATCAAGAACAGATACTCAAATATATGCTAACTCTGCTCAAAGATTACAAAATTTTTTTTTACGAGCAGAAGGTGGTGTAACAAAAAGATCTGGTACAAAACATATTTATACATTTGATACAACAATAAATTTAACTGCTTGTACAATTACAGTAACAGATTATGCAAATATTGTTGCTGGTACAACAATTACAATAACAAAATCTGATGGAGATACAGTTACATTTACTTCTTTAGGTTCAGGAACTGATACTCCTGGAACAAATCAATTTTATGTTCATCAAGATAACGATACAACAGCAGATAATATTTTTACAGCTATAAATGCTCATGCTGATTTTACAGTTGCAAATCCAGCATCAAATGTAATTACAGTTACAGAAACAAACAAATCACCAACTGGTTTTACTTTAGCAACAAGTTCAGATCAAACAAGGCTTGCTACAACTTCAGAAGCTTTAGGAAAAGTTCAACAAGTAAGAATTATTCCTTTTATATTTTCTGATGATGAAAGATATATAATTGCACTTGAGCATGAAAAAATAAGATGTTTTCAAATTGCAACTGATAATACTGTTTCTCTTGTAGCAACAATTACAGCAGATACAGATGGAGCAACATTACCATTTACTGATTCTATTTTAAATGAAATTGATTTTGCACAATCTGGAGATATTATGTTTTTAACTCATCAGACTTGTCCAATAAAACAATTAAAAAGAACTGGATTAACTTCATTTCAAGTAGAAGCCTTTACATTCTCAACAAATGGAGATAGTTCATCTGCAACAAATGAATTTACATCAAATCAACCATTTGCAAAATTTCAAAGTCAAGGAGTTACATTAGATGTAAATGCAGTGAGTGGATCAGGTGCTACAATAACAGCATCAGAAGCTTATTTTGTAGCTGGTCATGTAGGAACAAGAATAAAATATTATAATACAGAAATTTTGATTACTGGTTTTACAAGTTCAACTGTTGTGACTGGAACTATACAAGGAACAATAAAACAAAAACTAGATATAAATGCATTAAGAACAATTGAAGGAACAGCAGAAATAGAAATTACTCATGCAAGTCATGGGTTGAAACAAGGTGAAACAATAATAATTAGTGAAGCAGCAACTATTGCATCTATAACAGCAGGAAATATAAATGGTACAAGAACTATTACAGCTCGAATTGATGAAAATAGATATAGAATAAATGCAGCTTCTGGTTCTGCAAATGCAACAGTTGATGGAGGTGGCGCACCTATTATAACAACTCATGCTCCTACAACAGAATGGGCAGAACAAGCTTATTCCTCTGTAAGAGGATATCCTGGCTGTGTTACTTTTCACGAAAATAGATTGTGGTTTGCAGGAACACCAGCACAACCAGATACAATATGGTCAAGTAAATCAAATGATTTTTTTAATTTTAATTTAGGCACTGCTTCAACAGGAGATGCAATAGAATTAGTTGCAAGTATTGGTGAAATAAATACAATAAGACATATGATAAGCAATAGAGATTTGCACGTTTTTACAAGTACATCAGAATTTTTTGTTCCTGCTTTTTCAAATACACCAATATCACCTACAAATGCACAGGTTAAAAGACAAACACCATTTGGTTCTAATTTTGTTAAACCTATTTTATTAGATGGTACAACTATTTATTGTCTTGCATCTAATACATCTGTTGCTGAATATGTCTTTGCTGATACACAACAAGCTTATACATCAAATATTATTTCAACAATATCATCTCATTTAATTAAAACACCTCA